AGAATATACATATACCCATCTTCATCAGTGCGAATATCTTTAATATGACAGACTGATTCTTTGCCCCATGTTTGATTATCTTTTTCATTATAATCTTCCGTTACGATTCGCACCATATTTATATTGAATAATTTATGGTTAATTGTTGCGTCTTTGCGTTGACGTAGATCTATAACACTGAGTTCAAAAGTATTAATGTCCATTAATCCTCCTAATGATTAATATATGCAACAGTTTTTACTTCTTTATTCCAACAGGCTCGACAGTCACCACACTTGTTTTTATTTTTACTTGAAGGACATAGCCAAGCATTATTTAATGCGAGTGTATTTTTAGGAACAACAGTGCTATTAACAAATCCTTTAACGTGAATTGTAACACCGATAGTAGAATCGCTAGATAATCTTACAGCTATGTTAGGTAAACTGTTGATTTTATTTAAAATCTTCTCAAACTTTTTAAACTTATACATCCGAGTCGGCAACCAATGTTTACAATGAGGAGTATTTTTGACCACCTCAAAAATTTTATTGGCTAGATTGACAGTATACATATCTCCAGAATCAAACCATCTAAAAAGTTTCCGCTTTTCGAGGAGCGTTATCATATCACTAACCCAATCTTCTCTCTTCCAGTCTTTCATGTTATGCAGTCTAGGTGCTCTAACTGACTCCATAACATAAAATCCTTTGTCAGCATAACAATTATCGCATACCTCGACAAGTTCGCCATTTTCAAATGCACCTGGGCATGTTTCAATTGCCGGAAGTGACCAAGATATACATGGCATCTTGCTAGTGTTAGATATTTTAATCATATCAACTCCATTTCATAAATAGTTTTATCAAAATTATCTATTGCAAATTGATTTAATTCTTTTTCCCAATCTTTAACTGGAATATAATCATGTATCATCTGGAGTTCACTTAAAAAGATTCTATCTCTGTTAGTAATAGGCTCTTTTAAAGATGAACTTATAGCATCTTGTACCTTGATATCGTCCACTGATTTACCTTCAAGATCTTTATTATAATACTGATCTCGGATTAAACATCCAATCGCACATCTAATTGCCGGATCAGTGTCGAATTTATACCAACATGCATCTTCACTTTCAGATTTTTTATTTTGAGTTAATAAATGGTAAGCTACTTTACGAAAAACTCTTAATTTTTTCACAAGTTATCCTTGATTTAATTAACAATTTATGGTAATTTATAATTCTTATAAGATCTTTAAAACCTTATAAGTCTTTATTATCATTATTTATATAGACCCTAAGACAAATACTATTAGGTATAGACTGTCCATGAGAATACTTTCTCCAATCCAAACCCTTCTTCAGATATTGTCCTCGCTTTCTTAAAGTATATTTATCTTTATTAAGATATTTTTTCATTAGTCTAACTAGTTCATGCCCTTCTTCAGTGTTTGGAATATCACTAAAAACATATTTAGGTATCATGTAAATCTCCTTTCATTTAAAATTTGCCAAGCCTTTGCAGCTTGATTTGGTACTACTCCGTTTCCCAAGAGTCTAAGTCTGTCCACCCTGTCGGCAATCCCATGAGCCACTCGACCCACGTCGGGTTCAACGTCCCAGATGTCTGAGCCTTGTTGTCGGTGTGCTGAACTGCTACGTCCAGCGTATCCATACTCACTTTGCCATTGCGTATCCTGCCGCCCTTGTAACCTCCCTTGTGATCTCTCGCTGAGGGTGTCGGCCACTGCCTCACCGTGCCGCGCTTCGGGTGATCCGAGTTGACCTTCACTTGGTTGTTGTCCTGCGTTGTCGGAGTTGGCCACAAGTGATCCCACTGGCCCTGCGCCACTTCGACTAAGTTCTTCGGCCCTTTGGTGTTGGCGTTCTTGTTGGGCGCTTCCATCCCCACTGTTGGGGTTGGTATGCTGTAATGCGGCCAGAATGTAGACCCGCTTTCTCTGGTGAGGTGCGCCACATTCCGCCGCGCTAAATATTCCCCACGTTGAATCGTAACCATCTTCTTCCAAGTCGCTGATAACTGTGGAGAGTCCAAGCGAAATGTGTCCCTCGACATTCTCGAAGAAACATTGGGAAGGTTTAATTGTCCTGACGTGTTCTCTGATATATTTCCAGAGATCTCTTGGGTCATCTTTTCCTGCCCTCTTTCCAGCATTTGAAAACGGCTGGCATGGATAACCTCCAACGATGAGGTCAATGCATTCTCGAAAGAGATGTGCTGGGAAGGTTTTAATATCCGTCCAAATAGGTGCGGGAGCCAGTTTACCCTGCTCCATCTTCGCGACCAAGTTTGCAATGGCGAAGGCTTCGATCTCCACATAAGCGAGGACTCTATGACTGTTTCCAGTAAGTTCAAGTCCTTTTTCGATTCCACCGTATCCCGAACAAAAGCTGAGCATGGTTGGAAATTCTTTGGGATTACCCACATTTAATCCTCCTGACTTAAAGATTGTTTATGTTTTCTGACGCCACGTTTTTCATCTTTCTTTCTATCACGATGAACCGCAGACTTATTAAATTTCCTAGCATATTTAGCTACAAAATTCTTAATCTTTTTCACTGTTATCTATCTCGTAAGTGAGTGCTACCTTTGTATATTCTAATTGCTCATTAAAAATTAAATCTTCAAGGTAGTCGTAGATATCTTCTTTTTCTACCGAAGCCTTTTCAAATTCTAAATTAATTATAACTCTAACCATTTTCACGATCCACCTTATTTGAATTCACGATCCACATTATTTAATATTCCTGGCTTTCTTGAAAAAATTCAGCCGCCTTCAAAATATCTGCCACTAGACCAGTAAACACTAGAACTAGACTAGGCTCAAACTTGCCGTGAGAAGCTCTCAGATTGTCTCTAAGCGATTTCATAGACAAGTTAATACTAAACCCCTAGGCAAAAAAAAGAGAGTCAAGAAGACTCTCTGTGAAGATCAGAAACATTTTCGAGAACATTTAAAAGACCAAAATATAATGGCCGCATATAATCTTGAACACTGTGATTAATCTCAAAAATAACTACGGCTTTCATGGCGTTAATTTCATCTTCAGAACCACATTTTAATGTGTTAAAAGATAACCTCTGCTCTAGTTCATCAAGAGCTTTTTGCCAATATATAATTTGCTTACCCTCATACTCGACAGAATTTATATTATCGAACAACGTGCTAGATTTATATTCCACTATTTATAACCTCCGTTTGGTTGATGTTGGTCACTTTGAACCACGATCCAAAGCATGTCAAGACAGTGTTGGGATAAACTAAAAAGGGCCTTTCGGCCCTCTCAGTTATTACTTCCACGGTCTTTTCAACCAATAATTACTTTGAATAATAGATTGTTTGTAAGCTAATATTCTGTCCTTTTTTTTCTGAATATACTTTGAACTGGGCATTATATTTTATCCCCAATTAATTCATCGAGAAGATAACTGATAGCCGTCCCAGTTAATATCAGGGTGACACAAATAATAATGTCCTGGGTCGAGTTAACCTCCTCAATAATAACTATAGCTCCGAGAGTTAATACAATCGACGATAATATAATTGCTATTTTTGGTATCAAGATAAATTCCCCTTATTTAACACTATGGATTAAGTTATTTTTCATAGTAATCTGAGCAAAAAACTCACGTCCCATCCCAGTTATATGGGGTCGATTAGCGACATATAAAACTCCATTAGTTCTATATTCATTATCGAATAGCGTTGTTTCAGTATAACTTAACTGATTACCAATACACTCTTTCAACTCTTTTTTTGATTTATAATAAACTACCAACATAAATATTCTCCGATTAAAAAAGGCCCTAAAGAGTATTAACTCAATAGGGCCTTGATAAGTTTACTTTTTAGCGGTTATCTTGAGGTCAATTAATTCCATCACTTCTTTAGGAATAACTGGATTTGATATGAATTTCTGCACCATACCATGAGTAAGGAATTGATCTTTATCTGACAAGTGTTTAGATAAACTAGCACCGACACGAGCTTTCAGGATTCTAAACTTGGGATTAACTTTATTGTCCGTAGTTCGTTCAGTGATACGTCTTTTCTTCGCCAATGGGACGGTCAGTTTGTAGACTGTGAAATCATATTGACGATAAGATGCTTTTTTGTTTGGATCAATGTTGTCATATTTTGACATAAAGTATTACTCCGAATTTTCATTTTCCCGACGCCAATCGCCGAGATGCCAATCACTTTGCCGGATTGCCGAAAAGCTGTCAAGAACTTTTTTTCATCCCGTAGGGATGGCTGCGGCTTTGAATCGAATGTCGCCCTGCCAGAGTTTATAAAAATCTCCGAAGTGATTGAAAACTCTAAGGAATCTTTGGAGTGAATATAACTTCAGAGTCTTATTTTGGTCTAGGTAATCTTGTAAACTTAACAGAGTATTACTTTTAGAATTACTGAGGTATAGATTTACTTCCGAGTGCTAAAAAAACTCCGAAGTTTTCCAGAGTTTACACTGACGATCCTCAGTAAAACTCCGAAGTTATCTCGCGATGCCTGTGTGCGCGTGTGTGCGCGTAGGCGCGTGGGGGGGCGCAGGTGCCCAGGGGGGTACACCCGTATATATATAGCAATTTCATACATTTCAAGGAACTTCAGAGTGTCAACTAGATCTAAGGTAGGAAACTTTCGAGGATTTATGCGGAACTTTAAAGTTACCTGTTGAATTTCTGCGGAACTTTAAAGTTATCTATAAGAGGTAGTGAACCCTGGTGGGTTCAATAGTATTATATACATAATAATTGGTTTTGTCAAGTAGAAAGTAGTTGACAAAACCTTATTTATACCCTATAATAAACAATATGAAAAAAGAGTTGACAACGAAACAACAAGACTTTTTAGGTTATCTTGAAACTTGTGGAGGTGATCCAAAGAAAGCAGCAGAACTAGCAGGTTATTCTGGGAATCATTGGCAGGTAGTAAAATCACTAAAACATGAGATAATAGACTTGGCCTCTAATATCCTAGCAGAATCTGCACCTCAAGCTGCTCTTAAACTTGTTGAAGTAATGAACTCTGAAAAACCAGTACCTCAAGCTAATATGAGAGTTCAAGCAGCACAAACTATATTAGATCGTATTGGATTAGGTAAGACTGATAGATTAGATATTAATCATAAAGTACAAGGTGGGGTATTTATACTTCCCGCAAAAGAAGAGATAATAATTGAACAGGCGGCAGAAGCTTAGTAGTGTTATACCATTTGGTTATCAAGTATCTCACGAAAACCCTAAAGTTCTTGATGAGATACCTGAACAACTGGCAGCTTTAACCGAAATAAAAGAATTAGTTTCTGATAGAGTTCTTTCACTAAGGGAAGGTTCGGCATGGCTTGAACATCAGACAGGCCGTAAATTAAGCCATCAAGGGTTAAAAAAAATAATAGATGCAGAACGATTGGGAAATAAACCCTGATAACTACTTAAAGGATGATAACGGTGACTTTGTTCTAAAGGTTGATGGAACACCTAAAAAAAGAGGTGGTCGAAAGAAAGGAACTAAATCAAGACATTATACGTATAGTAAAGCAACTAAAGAAAGACTTCAAGCTAATAGAGCAGTAAGAGAAAAAGAAAAGCTTATAAAAAAAGCAGAGGCTAAGTTAAAAGCCCAGAAACAATCTTTAAAGTCTTCACGATCCACATTATCTAAAATAGACAATAAAGAAAGTTCTAAAGAAGGTAAGGTAATTACTTCTAATACTATAGAGAATTTACCTACTCCTTTACAGAAAGAAATAGAAAATAAGAATATTATATTCAGCCCTAATGATGGGCCACAGACAGAGTTTTTAGCTGCACCAGAAACCGATGTTCTTTACGGTGGTGCAGCAGGGGGCGGCAAATCCTACGCTATGATTGTTGACCCCCTACGTTATGCACATAGGGAAGCTCATAGAGCTTTGGTACTAAGAAGATCTATGCCAGAGCTACGAGAGCTTATTGATAAATCAAGGGAGTTATATCCCAAAGCATTTCCTGGGTGTAGGTTCAGAGAAGTAGAAAAGATCTGGACTTTTCCTAGTGGTGCTAAAGTAGAGTTTGGATATTTAGAAAGAGATGCTGATGTTTACCGTTATCAGGGACAAGCATATTCTTGGATTGGTTTTGATGAAGTTACACACCTAGCAACAGAGTTTGCTTGGAATTATCTGTCTTCACGACTAAGAACAACAGATTCTGAAATAACACCTTACATGAGATGTACTGCAAACCCAGGAGGGATTGGAGCATCTTGGGTAAGAAAAAGATATATAGGTCCTTCACCGCCTAATGAATCTTTCATAGGAGATGATGGACTATCAAGGAAGTTTATTCCTGCAAGATTGGATGATAATCCTTATCTGGCAAATGATGGACGCTATGAGCAGATGCTCAAGGCGTTACCTCCAGTTCAAAGAAAACAACTACTGGAAGGTAATTGGGATATTACAGAAGGTGCAGCATTTACAGAGTTTGAAATAGAAACTCATGTTATTACACCTTTTGAAATTCCTGTGCATTGGGAGCGAGTCAAAGGTATTGACTACGGTTATGCTTCAGAAAGTGCATGTGTTTGGGGAGCAGTTGACCCCTCTGATGGAACTCTGATAATATACAGAGAACTTTATCAGAAAAATTTAACAGGTGCTGAGTTAGCACAAGTTTTAATCAACATGGAATTACGCGACCCGTTTTCAGTTCAAGGGGTATTAGATACCGCAGCTTGGAACAGAACGGGTACAACTGGCCCTACAGTAGGGGAGACACTACTTAAAGCAGGACATAAACTGCGTAGGGCTGATAAAAATCGTATTCAGGGAAAGATTCAAATCCATGAATACTTACGAGTGCAGCCAAGCGGAAGGCCCAAAATACAGATATTTACAAACTGTCCTAACCTGATACGCGAACTCCAAAGTATTCCTTTAGATAAATCTAACCCTGAAGACGTTGATACACATGCAGCGGATCATGCTTATGATGCGTTAAGATATTTAATTATGTCTAGACCAAAGGTTAATGATATATTTAGTCAATTTAGGGATTTAAGACGGGAACAAGCTTATACTCCCGTAGACGCGGAGTTTGGATATTAATGAAGAAAAGAAAACAAAAAAGAGTTAAGTATAGTAACGGTAGTTCTGTTAAAACAAATGTTGGTAATATTTTTGATTTAGAACGTAATACACAACAACATGGTAGTTATTCATCAAGATCATATACAGCTTCTAAACAATTTGGTAATGTAGGAGTATCAGCATCTAAGTTTGAGGATAGCGATCAAAATAGATCAAAAACTTTTGGTGTAAAGTATCGTACTCGATCAGGAACTAAGATTAATGCTAGTGCTACTAAGCGTGATGGATTACCTTCTTATTATAGTATGACTGTTAGTAAACCTTTATGAAATATATAAAAAAGCTGATTAAATAGGAAAATAATGTCAGAAAACAATTTAACAGCAAATTCAGTATACTTTCAAGAAGAGCCAGAAGAACAAGGTATTCAGTTAACTCTTGATGAAAATTTACGAAATAATTTTGTAGGTCTTATTAATGATAGATTTACTACTTCTGAAAGTAGTAGAGATTTAGATGAGTCTAGATGGCTAACATCTTATCATAATTATCGTGGACTTTACGGAAAAAATATTAGATTTAGAGAATCTGAAAAGTCTAGAGTTTTTGTTAAGGTTACTAAAACAAAAGTTCTTGCAGCATTTGGACAGCTTGTAGATGTAGTATTCGGAGCTAATAAATTTCCTATTGGGATTACTGAAACTAAGTTACCTGAAGGTGTTTTAAAGTATGCTCATGTAGATGTACAGAATCCTTTACCAGGACTTGAAACAACTCAAGAAGAAATAAAGCCTCAAGATAGTCCATACGATGTTGGCTATGAAGGAGATGGTAAAGTATTAAAGGCTGGAGCTACATTTAATAAAGGAAAGTTTGAAGATACTCCTGTTGAAGTAGAACTAGAAGAACAAGGTAAGTTAAAGGAAGGTGCTTCTCCTAACCCTCAGTTTCCTGAAACAAGCCCAGCACAAGAAGCTGCCAGACGAATGGAGCAGCTTATACATGATCAAATAGAGGAATCTAATGGAGCAAGTGAAATTCGCAATTCATTATTTGAAGCTGCGCTTTTCGGCACAGGAATTGTTAAAGGACCTTTTAACTTTAATAAAACTCTTCATAGATGGACTCAATCTGAGGATGGATCTAGGGGTTATGATCCTATTGACGTTAGGGTTCCTCGTTTGGAGTTCGTTAGTATTTGGGATTTCTTTCCTGATCCTAACGCAACTAGTATAGCAGAATGTGAGTACATATTCCATCGACATAGAATGAATCGTACACAGTTAAGGGGTCTTATAAGGATGCCTTACTTTGATCGAGAGGCAATTAGAGACTGTCTAAATATGGGTCCTAATTATGTTGAAAAGGGTTATGAACAAGAATTAAAAGATGACAATCGAAATGATGAGCAAGGAGCTTCTCAGTTTGATGTTTTAGAATATTGGGGTGTCATGGATGCTGAGTATTGTCGGCAAATAGGCATGGACATCCCTGAAGAAATAGATGATTTGGATGAAGTTCAAGTTAATGCTTGGGTATGTAACGGATTACTTTTAAGAGCAGTAGTTAATCCCTTTACTCCTTTTAGGCTACCTTATCATGCTTTTGCTTATGAAAAAAATCCCTATAGCTTTTTTGGTATAGGCGTTGCTGAAAACATGGATGACTCTCAAAAGATTATGAATGGTCATGCACGTATGGCAATAGATAATCTTGCACTATCAGGCTCTCTTGTTTTTGATGTAGATGAGTCAGCTTTAGCTGGTGGTCAATCAATGGAAATATACCCAGGAAAAGTCTTTAGGAGACAAGCTGGAGTTCCTGGTACAGCTATAAATGGCTTGAAGTTTCCTAATACATCAACAGAAAACATGATGATGTTTGATAAGTTCAGGCAACTTGCTGATGAACAAACAGGCATACCTAGCTACTCACATGGCATGACAGGCGTACAGAGTATGACTCGTACTGCTTCAGGGATGTCGATGCTGTTAGGTGCAGCATCATTAAATATTAAAACTGTTATCAAGAATCTTGATGACTTTTTATTAAAGCCTTTAGGAGAGGCATACTTTCAATGGAACATGCAGTTCTTAGAAAGTAAATTAAATGTCGAAGGTGATTTGGAGGTTAGAGCTACAGGCACAAATAGTCTGATGCAGAAAGAAGTTCGTAGTCAAAGATTAACAATGTTCTTACAGACTGCACAGAATCCTGCTATAGCTCCGTTTATTAAGATTAATAAACTTATTAGTGAACTTGCTTATTCTTTGGATTTAGATCCAGATGAGTTAATAAATGATCCAGAAGAAGCTGCTTTAATGGCACAAATCATAGGACTACAAAATAATGTTGGACAAGCAACTGGCGAAGAGGCTGGCCCCGATAACCAAGAACAAGGAGCTATGGGAGGCCCTCAAGCTGCACCTGAACAAGCTCAAGAACTTGGAGTTACAGGTACTGGTGGCGGCAACATCGGAACTGGAGATGTACCGCAGCCAGGGGAAGATGAATTTGCTGGCTAAGTTAGAAAGCTTACCAGAACAAGTTGAAGAGGCTTTGACTAGAAAAGAACAAGACGAGTTCTCTACTTAAATATAAAGGCAATGGAGCATACAGAATAATATGATAAGTTTATTATCTAAGGCAGCAAAGGGAGGAATAAAACTTTTCAAAAAATATGATGGAAAGTTTGAAGAATTCTTAGATGAAGCTCAAGGTATTGATAATAGAGTAATAGGAGAAACTCCGTCAGGAAAGCCTAAATATGTTACTTCAGGAGCTACTGCGATAAATAGAGGTGCTGTAGTTGGTACAGATAGAACAAAAGCTTTTGGAAATACTAAAGCTGTTAAAGGAGGCGTATATACTTTAGGAGGTTTAGGGCTTGTACAGACTATATCATCTTTACTGGCAGATGATGAAGGGGAAGAAGAAGAATTTACTTTTGAGTTTAAAGGACGTGCGCCTAGTTCCTTTACTAAAGGAAAGAACCTTTATAGCATAAAACAACTTCCTGAAGAAGGTGCTTCTGTTATTGAAGGTAATGATTTTACAATGTACAGTAACTCTCAACTAAAGCGAGAAGCAATAAACGCTAAAGGAAAAACTTTTAAGTTTTCTGGAAATGGTAAAAGATATAATGCAAGTAAAGTTTTAAATACTTTTGAAAGTATGGAAGGTCAAGAGTTCGAGTATTTTAACGAAGAAAGAGAAGGTTATCCTGTAGGAGGCGAAGCGAAAGAACCTACAAAAAACACATTTTGGCGTCAGGCAAAAAAGGTAGAACCTATAGACAGGGACAGCGAAGAGTGGAAAAATATGTCACCTGAAGCAAAAATGATACAACAAGCACGAGAAAATAATAAGAAGCCCAATCTCAATCAAGGAATCATTAATAAAATATTAGAAAGTAAAAGAGCAGAACCTGTAGACAAGGACAGCGAAGAGTGGAAAAATATGTCACCTGAAGCAAAAATGATACAGCAAGTACGAGAACTTGATGATCCCGACCCAGGATTTGTAATGGAATCGAATCGTTCTCAGAATGATTGGGTTATAGGACAGTTAAGAAAAAATGATGTTTTAACAAAAATTTTTAACAATGCGACTCAACGAAAATCTTATAGTGTAGGTAGTAAGATTGTACATCTTGCAGGTAGACTTGCAGAAAAGGCAACGAGTCGTGGTAAGGACACCTTTTTAAGACGAGAGTTTCTTCGTGAAATGTCTGAAGATCCTGAATTTGATCAGGCAATAAATGATCTTCCTGAAGAAGATTATAATAAACTTATGGATGAAATAGGTTTTGATTATGACATGGGTACAGGAGCTTTGTCTTCTAATTTAGGAAGAGCGCAGAATCTTGATCCTGAAATGGCTGCAAAAAACTATATGGATTTTGGAAGCTTTGAAAATATTAAAGAATATTTAACTACCCGAAATCCTAGTGAAATAAGAATATTTATAAAAACTTTAGAAGATAATGCAGCTACTGAAACAGATAAACGCATTATTACGGCAGCAGAAAGAATACTGACCGATATGACTGAATTAAGAGTTAGGGCATCCCAAGGTGCTAGAGGTGAAACTAGATCAGAAGAACTTAAAAGAGAGCTGACTAAAGAAGATTTAGATATGCCTTATACAGGTAGATTAACTCCTGAAGAAGAAGAAGTTGTAGGAGTCTTTCCTACACAAGGACAAGTTCTTCAGCTTAGAGCACAACAAGAAATGCTTGAGGAAAAAAGACAGCGGGAAAGTGTTAGAAGATATAATGCAGAAAGAGGAAACTCACTTGCTGAAGGTGGAATGCCAGTAGATACTTATCCAAATATTCCACCGGAAGAAATGGATGAGGCAATGGCTTCACAACTTCCAGATCAAGAAATGGAAGATAGCTATATAGATTTTATTATGGATAACTCTCTTACAGATGAAGATAAAGAATATTTAGCAGTAAAACTAGACGAAGATCCAAGATTATCAGAAATCTTAGATAATATAGTTTTAACCGCAGGAGAATTTTCAGGTGCTGGCGAAGTAGACGGCCCTGGAACTGGTGTGTCAGACTCAATACCAGCCCGATTATCGGATGGCGAGTTTGTAATTACCAAAAAGGCGACCGACCAAATAGGTGCAGACAACCTCCAAACAATGATGGATGATGCTGAACGTGCCTACGATGGTGGTTATCAAATGAAGGCAGTGGGAGGATATATGTTTGACGATCAAGAGCAGTCTGAAGTTGCTTCGCCAAGTATCATTGACGAAGAAATTAAGAAAGCTATGATCAGATCTAATAAAATTCCAAGTCTTCAATAATTCGGCTACCTTGGTAAGACAAGCCCCATATAACTTGACGGAGTTAAAAATGGCTACCTTGCTAAAACACAAGCCCCGAAGGAGAAACGAGAATGTCCGAAGTACAAGTAGAGGAGCAAGAATCAAATCCATATAACGCCAAGAAAGCTTGGCATCAACCAGATCCTCCTAGTAGAGGAGATGCAGATGGATTATTTTTTCAAGAACAACAGGCTACCCCCGATGAAGAGGCCCCTGATGAAGCTCCTAAAAAACAAACCAACTATAAGAAAAGGTATGATGATCTAAAGAAACATTACGATCAAAGATTGGGAGAATTTAAACAAAGGGAAGAGGAGTTAGTAGCACAAGCTCAAACTGCTCAACCTGCTTATCAACCTCCAAAAACAGAGGAAGATATAGAAGCGTTTAAACAAGAGTATCCTGATTTGTATAATACTGTTGAGACTGTAGCTCATATACGAAGTCAACAAGAAGTAGCAAATCTTCAATCGCAACTTCAATCGTTACAACAACGTGAGTCTGAAGTAATGCGTAAAGAAGCTGAAACTACTTTGCGTGACAGACATCCTGATTTCGATGATATTAGGACATCTGATGGCTTCCATGATTGGGCAAAAGAACAGCCTGAACAAATACAAGATTGGGTATATAACAATCCTGATAATGTTGCTTTAGCATCAAAAGCTATTGATCTTTATAAGTTGGAAACAGGTACAGGACAAGCTCGATCTAAAAAACAGCCCAGAGCTAATAGCGGATCGGCAGCAGATATTGTTTCAACTAAAACAACTAATGTTGATCCTCAACAAGCTAAAATATGGACTGAACGGGAAATTGCCGCTATGTCTTTAGACCAGTTTGATAGACATCAAGAGGAAATCGAACAGGCCATGCAAGAAGGCAGAGTGGTTAAATAACAACTTTGTGTTTATGGGAGTAAACAACTATGGCTTATAATCAAAGCGACCAGTTTTTTGAACCGAGTACAGATACCAATGCTAACTTTGGTAACTCTGTTGCGGGTCAAACAAACTCATTCTTTTTACCGAAAGTATATTCTAAACAGGTTCTCAACTTTTTCCGTAAAGCGTCAGTAGCAGAAGCTATTACGAATACGGATTATGCTGGTGAGATCTCTGGTTTTGGTGACACGGTAAGAGTAATTAAAGAACCTGAAATTACTGTTTATCAGTATGAAAGGGGACAAGATGTAACAGCAACTAAATTGACTGACCAAGAGGTTAGTCTGATTGTTGATACTGCAAACGCATTCAAGTTTATTGTAGACGATATTGAAACAAATATGTCTCATGTTAACTTCCGTGACGTTGCAACTTCTTCAGCCGCTTACGCTTTGCGTGATGCTTTTGATGAAGGTGTAATTGCCACTATGTTTGCAGGTGTATCTGCTGCATCTCCGAACCATATTCTTGGTTCTGACAGTGCCACTGACTTGGCTGCTGGTACTTTTGACGGTACTGGTAATCTTGACGTTGGTTTCGGAACTAGTGAACACGATCCTATTGATGTTCTTTCTCACATGGCTCGTCTGCTTGATGAGTCTAATGTGCCGGAAGAAGGACGTTGGTTCCTAGCCAATCCTGAGTTTTATGAGCAGCTTGTACAAAGCAACTCTAAGCTCCTCAGTGTTGACTATAATGCTGGACAGGGTTCCATCCGTAATGGATTGGTAAGCTCTGGTAAGTTGCGTGGATTTGATATGTACAAGACTAATAACATTGCCTCTACTACTAATGCAGCAGGTAAATGTATAGCTGGTCATATTTCTTCAACGTGTACTGCACAAACTATCACTAGCACAGAGGTCATTCGTGATCCTGATAGCTTTGGTGATATTGTTCGTGGTCTTCATGTCTATGGCGCGAAAGTGCTGCGAGGTGAAGCATTGGTTTCTGCCTTCTATGGCATCGACTAAACCACAATCTTGGTTGGGGGCTGAAATATGCCCCCTTTCCTTTTAGGAGTTTTTATGGCTACAGTAGGTTCTGAAGAAAGTCCCTTAATGATTAAAGGACAGCGTAAAGGTAAGGTTCTTGGCATGACAGGAAGTTTTTATAAACCTGAAAATAAAGAAAAGTATGACGAAAATTATGATAGAATTTTTGCAAATAAATCAGAATTTGATATAGCTAGATTAAAATCTAAAACATTTTCAATGGAGCAAGATTAAATAAAATGGAAATTAGTTCTATTTCTAATACACCTTTAGTTTCTTGGCAAAAAATAGCTTTTCAGAAACAAGAAAGTCTTCGTACAGGCGGGGAAGGTAAAGTTATTAAAGAAATTGTTGAATCAATAGAACCTCTTCTTTACTTACAAAAGGATGGTAAGGTAGAAGTACAAAAACTTCCTAGCTCACATAGAATAATAAATCTTCTTGTTTAAGGAGAAGAACATGGTTTATAAAGAAACTGAAAAAAATCAAGATAAAGTGTCTTCTAATAACTCATTAGAAAGTAACACAACAACAAACTTTAGTAAAAGTGAATATACTTCTATTAGACAAATGGAAGAACATTGTGGAAGTAAACTAACTAACAATAGTTTAACATAATATGGCAACTTATCTTGAATTAACAAATGAACTTCTACGGGAAATGAATGAAGTTGAATTAACTTCAGGAAGTTTTACTAGTGCTACAGGTATTCAAGCACACGTTAAAGATGCAATTAATAGATCTTATTTAGACATTGTTAATGAAGAACCTCAATGGCCTTTCTTGGCTTCAAATCTTAGTGGAACTACAGATCCTTTATATGGTAATGTATCTGTTGAAACAGTTGCAGGTACTCGTTGGTATTTATTAAAAACAGGAAGTTCTTCTTTTACTACAGATTTTGGATATATTGATTGGGATAATTTCTATTTAACTACGGTAGGTGTCAGTGGTGAGTCTGCACCTTACGAAGCTCGAAACTTACGATTTACAACTATTGAAGAATGGAAAGATTATTTTCGTGTTTCTGAAAATTTAGATGATGCAGATACTCAAAATTACGGAGTACCAAAAAGAGTTATTAAAAGTCCTGATAACAGGAAGTTTGGTTTAAGTCCTATACCTGATCAAGTATATAAAATTTATTTTTACGCTTAT